TGGAGCGGATGTTTGGTGCCCGTGACACTTGGAAAAGCGCCGACCCGGACGCAGACCAAGGGCCGTACAGGGGCTTTTTGATTGTGCAGTGCGAGGAGTGCGGCGCGATCAAGGCGTTTTGCGCCAAGCATGAAACATACGGGTACAAGTGCGGCGAGTGCGGACACGAAACGCCGCTGGAAAAGCTGCGCCCGCTGTTTATGCACTGCAAGTGCGGCAAGAGTTTCAGCTACAAAACCAATCTGACCGCTGAACGGGTGACGCACACCTGCCTTGCCTGCAAAGCGCCGGTGGATTTGGAGCTGAACAGCAGAAAAACCGCCTATGTTACCGTGGGCGAAAGGAGATAAAGAAAATGGCAAAGATTCTGTGCAACTACTTTGGCCTTAGTATGGCCGCCGAGGGCAAGAGCGATTTTGTGGGCAGGCAGGCCGCCGCCTTTTTGGGCTATGTGCAGCAGGACGCGGAGCGCTGCGCCGCAAATTGCGGCAGTGCCGAGGATTTGAGCGCCGCGCCGGAGGAGATCAAGCGGGAAATCCTGCGCAACGACGAGGAACTGCGCCGCAGGGAGCAGACCGCACCGGGCGTGGAGCATGATGTGGTGGCGATCTACGACAACGCGGGTATTCCCTCTATCATGCACAGGTTCCGCCGCGTGACTAACAAGGAGCTTTTCGGCGGCAGCGACGCGGTACACCCGGCGTTCATCATCGGCGGCGAGGTGTACGACGAAATTTATATTTCCGTCTACGAAAACACCATGATTAACGGCAAGCCGTACAGCCTGCCCTTGCAGGAGCCGGTCACGAATATCACGATGGAGGATTTCGCGCAGGCGTGTTTCTCCAAGGGCGAGGGTTGGCACTGCCTGACGGCGGCGGAGTGGGGCTTGCTGGCTGACACCAGCCTGAAACTGGGCACCCTGCCACACGGAAACACGAATTGTTCCCACTGGCACGGTGACGACAAGGAACAGGGCATTATCATTGAGGACAGCTACAAGACGCTGACCGGCAGCGGCCCGGCTACTTGGACGCACGACCACACGGCCAGCGGTGTACATGATCTTTGCGGCAACATTTGGGAGTTTGCCCGTGGTGTGAGAATCCGCGACGGGGCGCTGTGGGCGGCGGAGAACAACGACGCGGCCCTGCCCGAAACGGATTTGACAGAGTGCGGCGATGGATGGAAACCGATCACAGATGCGGAGGGCCACCCGCTGTATGTTGCGGTTGAAGATAACAAGATCACCTTTAACACCTATCCGAGCATTCACCGTGACTACTGCGGCTGCGTGTGGGGGAATGTGCGGATGAACTGCGACAGTGAGCAGCTGCGGGCGCTGGCCCTGTTTGCCGGGGAGGAAAAGGCCGGGTGCTATGTGGACAGTACCGAGGGCGAATACATACTGATTCGCGGTGGCAGCTGGTACAATGGCGGCGGCGCTGGGGTGTTCTATTCCAACCTGTACTACCCGCGCTCCAATGCCCGCGGCAACATCGGGGGCCGTTCCGCTTATTTCAAGAAGCACTGAAACGCCGGACACTGAAACACTGACCGCCAAGCGATAGCGCGGCGGAGAAATGAGGGCACTATGGAAGTTTTGAAAGCTATTCTCGCTGCGCTGGTTGGTGATTTTTGCCTGCATTGCGTGGGCAATCGCCGCCGTGCTGGGGCCGCTGGCAATTATCAAGCTGTGTGCGCTGTGCCTGCTGGGCTGAAAGGAGACGGGCTATGAAGTTGAGCAAGTTTGTGAAACGAGCCAAGAGCGAAAGTTACTGCGTGGTAATTCATGCGGACGACAGCGGTATTTGGCTGGGCACCCGTTTGGCGCTGTACAACGCCACGGAGTTGCCCTACATGGAGGGCAAGGAACAGGCAGGCGCGGTGCTGGACATTGACAGCAAGGCGCGGGAGAAGATGTTCTTCGACGAAAAATACACCGCACACGCCGGGGCGGACTTTGGCATGAACCTGACAGAAACAGACCCGACGGAGCAGGAGGCGCGGCGGGTGCCGCTGGAAATGTTCTACAAGGGCATGGGGCTGGTTGGCCTTGTGTACAGCAATGGTGGAGAGCTGATCTTCTACGACGCGGAGCTGATTGCACCGATTGCCGATGTGGTCAAGACCAGCGACTACATACAGACCGTTGTGCGCAAGACTGCTGGCGGTGCGCCGTATGTGGTTATCAAAGACGGGTTTGAGGTGCTGGCCGGGTTTGCACCCTTGAAGATCATAACCAAGCAGTTCTTGGAGGATTTGAGCGAGTTTGAAAGCGCCTGCGTGAGCCAGTATATGCGGGAGCAGAAACAGGCTTTGGACGCAGCAGACCCGGACAAGCAGGACGAGGGCGCGGAGCAGATCGGGATGGAGGACGGCCATGCAGAGTGAAACCAAGTACACAAAGCAGGACTTGGAAACTATGCGGGCGTGGTCACTTCAACGGAAAATTCAAGTAACGCAAACAAGAATCATTGAGTGGATAGGCCGGTATGACTGGAATGTGTACATTTCATTCAGCGGCGGAAAGGACAGCACGGTTTTGGCGGACTTGACGGCGAGAGCGTATCAAGCCTTTTGGTGCCCGAACCGAAAAGAACCGCTCCATTTGGTGTTTGTGAACACGGGGCTTGAATACCCGGAAATCCAGAAGTTCGTAAAGTATTTTGCAAAGTGGCTGGAAAGGCAGTATGAAATCCCCGTTGACCTTAAAGTGCTGACGCCGGAGCTGACTTTCCCGGAAGTGCTGACAAAATACGGCTACCCGGTGATCGGGAAAGAGGTTGCAAAGGTGATCTACTACGCCCGGAACGGTTCACAATGGGCACTAAACCGGCTGGACGGGCTGGACAAGTGCGGAAAGCCAAGCAAATTCAAGGAACGCTACAAGAAGTACAAGTTCATGGTCGAGGCACCGTTTTCAACTTCGCAATTATGTTGTGATGTTATGAAGAAAGGCCCAGCCAAGAAGTACGAAAAGGAAACCGGGCGCAAGCCGATAGTTGCCACTATGACCGAGGAATCGGAACAGCGGCAAGCATCGTGGTTGCGGTACGGCTGTAATTCGTTCGATTCAGAACGGCCCATGTCAAAGCCGATGTCATTTTGGACAGAGCAAGATGTGCTGCAATACCTGAAACAGACCGGCATACCCTATGCGCCGGTGTACGGCGAGATCGTGGAAGAAAATATGCAGTTGCAGATGTTCGACGAGGAGTTCCCGCCGAAATTGACTACGACGGGCTGCGACAGAACAGGTTGTATGTACTGTATGTTCGGGATTATGAGCGACAAGGAGCCGAACAGGTTCCAGCGCATGAAGCAGACACACCCGGCGCAGTACAAATACTGCATATACGGCGGGCACTTTGAAAACGGCGAGTTAAAGCCGGATAAAACGGGCCTTGGCCTTGGCAAAATCCTTGATTACATCGGCAAGCCCTATTGAGGGCAAAAAACAGAATAGGCGTTGCAGGCCGGGCGTGGAGCGGGGTTGCGCCCCGCCCGGCTGCTTGATTTTTTAGCCTTGCCGCGCTGCGGCGGGCTAAAAAAATACCGCCTTGGGCGGCTTGGGGCTGGTATATCAGCATTAAGTTAAGCACCACGGCAGAAATGCCGGGGAAAGGGGTCAAGGGGGAAACGAGGGCGGCGGGTACTGCCTGACCAACAGCAGGACGGAAAGAGAGCCGCCCGGTGTTTCCCCTTGCCTGCGGAGCAGAGTGTGGTATTCCAGCAAGAAGAAAATAATACAGGGGTGCGGGGGTGTAGCCCCCGCATGGGAAGTAACCACCTTGGGAGAGGGGCAAAAGCTGTGAAGTCGATCTATTACAGAGAGCAAAAGCACATCTGCGGCAAGAATTATGACACCGCCCCCTACATGGAGGTTGATCTATACCCTGTGACACCCAAGCAGCACAAGGCAAGCCGCCGCGCCAAACGCAAGGAGGCCAGCACCCTTGCACAGCAGACCTACAACGACAACAGGGCCAAGCGATACCATGTGCAGCTTGTCAATGCCAACTTCGGCAAGGGTGATTTTTCGTGGACAGGAACCTATGACGACGACCACCACCCGGAGCCGGGCGACACGGCCAAGGCTGACCGCAATTTGACGAACTACATAAAGCGCTTGTACCGTTGGTGCGATAAGAACGGCGTACAGCGCCCCAAGTGGGTTGCCGCCACAGAGTATTGCACCGTGCAGGAGGATGGCACAGCCTGCGGGCGGCACCACCACCACGCGATCATACAGCACACCGACGGCCTGACCCGTGATGTGCTGGAACAGCTATGGGCAGACAAGGCCGGGCAGATTGGCTTTACCCGCTGTGAATACTTGGATGTTGAAAGCCTTGTGCGGTATATCAGCAAGAACAAGCGGCGCGCCCGGAGCTGGCGGCAGAGCCGTGGCCTTGAAAAGCCGAAAACACCGCCGCCGAACGATACCAAGTGGAGCCGCAAGAAGCTGGACGAGGCAAGCACCCTGTACATCGACGATGTGGCGTACTGGGAGCGGAAATACCCCGGCTACACACTAAACCGGGTGGAAACGCGGGTAAGCAATGCCGGGTGGCGGCACACCACCGTGATTATGCGACGGGCGGAGTGT